AACCAGTCGCGCCCGAGCGGCGTGCTGATGACCGACGAGGTGCTGGAAGAAGCGCAGACCAAGGAATTGCGGGCGCGCTGGGAGGAAGTCACCACCGGAGCCGGCGCCGGCCGCACCCCGATCCTCACGGGCGGCGTCAAATGGGAACAGACCGCCACCACCAGCCGCGACGCGCAACTCGCCGAGATGCTGCAAATCACCGATGGCCGCATCGCCTCAGTCTACCGCATGCCGCTCGAGCTGCTGTCGCTGTACACGCAGCAGGGGGCCCCGAAGGCGGCCAGCACCGAGAACCTGATGCGGTTCTGGATCGCTTCGGGCCTGGGCTTTTGCCTCAACCATATAGAGGAAGCCATCGGCGGCTTTTTCGGCCTCGCCGGCTGGCCCGACGAGTATCTCGAGCTGGATACCGCTGCGCTCGAGCGCAGCAACCTGAAGGATCGCATCGCGGCGCTGGCGCAAGGCGTCCAGGGCGGCATCTTCTCGCCGAACGAAGCCCGCCGGCTTGAAGACTTGCCGGAAGCGGAAGACGGCGACGAGCCCAGGGTCCAACAACAGGTCGTGCCGCTGTCGGCGTGGTCAACCCCACCGCCAGCAACCCCGGCACCGGACGCGCCAGCTTCGTCGCCGCCTAGCGATGCCGCCGAGGCGTCGCCCTCCTCACCCGCCGGGAACCTCCCGAATGCCAATCAATTCGCCGATAGCATCCTTCGCGCCGCCGCCCGGTATGATGCCCGACCCGCTGCATGACGGCTTCGCCGACGCGCTCGGCCAGGTGCTCGCCAGCGAGCGGCGCGAATGGCAACGCGAGCGCGACCTCGCCAGCATCGAGCACCGGCGTATCGTCGCCGAGCTGCAAGCCGAGATCGCCAGTTTCAAGCTGGACCTGCACCTGCTGGTTCATGAAAAGCTCGCCGGCTTGCAGGATGGCCCACCAGGGCCGCAGGGAAGCCCAGGAGAGCGCGGAGAGCCTGGCGAGGCTGTCACAGGCCCACCCGGCGAACAGGGCATTCCTGGGCCGCCAGGAGAGCCGGGCCCGCCGGGGCCGGAACCCTATGCCGGTGAGGTCTGCGGCCTATACGATCCGGCCCGCAGTTATCGGATGTTCGATCTCGTTTCGTGGCACGGCTCGGAATGGCGCGCGCGGCACGACGATCCCGGCCCTTTGCCTGGTGACGGGTGGGCGTTGTCCGGTCAGGCCGGCTCGCGCGGCAAGACCGGCGAGCGGGGCGAACGGGGGCCACCCGGCCCAGCCGGCGCCACCATCGTCGATTGGGCGATTGAGGACTATCGCGCCGCGCCGATCATGAGCGACGGCAGCACCGGTGCGGTGCTCGATGTGCGGAATTTCTTCGAGCTGTTCCACCGCGAAAGCGCCGGCCGGCGATGAGGCCGCTTTTCAGCCAGGTTTCGGTGCCGGCAACCGACCGCACCCTGGTCAGCCTGGACGATCTGCGCGAGCAACTGCGCATCCGACCGGCCGATACTGCTAACGACGAATGGCTCGCCAAGGTGATCGACCGCACCTCGCGCCAGGCCGAGCGCTACTGCAACCGCATCTTCGTCATGCAGACCTATCTCGACACCTTCCGCGGCGGCAGCGGCGGCACCAGCAGCGAACCGCTGATATTGTCACAGGCGCCGGTCGATCCGGCCTCTATCGTGATCAGCATCGATGGCGCAGGCCTGACTGCCGCCGATCTCGGGCTCGATCAATACGCCGGCCTGGTCTACCGCCTCACCGAACCGTTCCAATGGCAGAGCACAACGTCGCTGACGGTGTCCTACGCTGCCGGGTTCGACCCGGTGCCGTTCGATGTCCAGCAGGCGGTGCTCGATCTGTGCACGATGGATAATTCGGCGCGGGGTCGCGACCCGATGCTGCGCGCCACTGAATCGCCCGGCCTCGGCCGCCAAGAGTTCTGGGTCGGCGGCGTTCCCGGCGGCACCATGATTCCGCAGGACATTGCTTCGCTGCTCAACCCGTATCGGCGCGGCTTGGTCGGATGAACCGCGAATTGATCATGGCGGCGCTGTTCAACAAACTGACGGCGCCGCCCATGGTGTTTAATTTCACCGCCGACACCACGACGGGAAGCGCCACACTCGCCAATGTCAGCGACGCCACCGGGCTTATGATCGGGATGCCGGTGGCCGGCGATGGCGTCCCGGCCGACGCGACGATCGCCACGATCGCGCCAGCCGTCACGATATCACTGCCGGCCATCGCCGACCGCAGCGACTCGCCGCTGACGCAAGGTTTTCAGACAGCGGCCAGGCGCCTCGCCGATCCCAACACCGAGCAGGATATGCCGGCGCTCTATCTGATCGAGCTTGGCGAATTGCACATCTGGGAAGGCATGAAGCCGCTGGTCCAATTTGATTGCCAGGCGTGGATCTACACCAAGGTTGGAGCCACCCAGGGCGCGGTACCGGCGAGCATGCTGAACGTGCTGCTCGACGGCATCGAGCGGGCGCTCTACCCGACGCCGCAGAGCTTCCGGCAGGAGCTCGGCGGGCATGGCGTGCTTTATTGCCGGATCGAGGGCGAGGTGCAGAAAGATCCCGGCCATATCGGCGGGCTCGCCAGTGTCACGATACCGCTGCGCATCCTCGCCGGGTTGAGCTGATTAAATGGCCGACCTTAATCTCACCGTCGACGCATCTAGCATCACCCGCTTCGCTCTCCGCTTCGACGAAATCACGCCCGCGTTGCAAGCCAAGCTGAAGGTGGCGATCAGCCGGATCACGCACGAGCTGCTGGCGCGGGTCAAAGCTGCCGAGCCGGTGCGCACCGGGCGGTTGCGCGCGGCGACGAACGCCTATGTCGACGAGCGCCCGAACTTCGTCCGCGGGCGGGTGCGCATCAGCCGCGGGCACGGCGATCTGGGCGCCGCCTTCGGTGCGCTCGAATACGGCGGTCCTGGCTCGCGACGCAGCGGCCCGGTTGCCGTCGCGGCATCTCGCCGTGGTGGGGTTGCGGTCGGGGCCTACACCCGGCGCCGGCCCCACATCAGAGCGCGGCGATTCCTGCGCGGCCCCACGGCGGCAATGCGGCCGACCATCAAGGCCGAGCTAGAGGCGGCCATAGGGCAGGCGATCAACGAGTTCAGCGTGGTGAAATAGGAGGAAACTATGGCCGACCCGGAATTGGAACCACGCGTGGTGACGCCCGGCACATTCAACATCCTCGCCCAGAATGAAGTCTTCGCGAAGGTTAAATTCGTCGGCGGAAATGCGCAGGGGCCGCAGCTTACCGTCGAGTTGCTGCATGTCATGTTCCGGCCGGCCAGCGCAGGGATCGGGCTCATCCAGGCCGATGCCTGGGGCGAACTACAGGTGAGCGCCGAGGTGCTGGTGGACAGCACCGGCATCTTCGGCACCATCACCCATCCCGACAAGACCCTCGTCTCGCCGCTCACCTCGCAATACTACAACGGCAAGGGCGTCGTCTCGATTCAGATCCTCTCGGGAACGACACCTGACGTCGCCTATGTGGACATCGGTAACGTACCCGTCTTCGAGTTCGCGCCGACCATCAACACATTGGCGCACTTTTCCTCCAGGCTCGGCATTCGCAGCAAAGACCTCGAAATCATCACCGAAAAGAGCGCGGTGCTGAACATGACGATGGAGGAGTGGACGTATCGCAACCTGTTGCTGGCGTTCCTCGGCGCCTGATAGCGCGATGGTATCGCTGGTCGACATCATCCCGCAGACCCGCCGGGTCCGCATCAACGGCGGCGAGGTCGAACTGCGCGGCCTCGGCCTGCGCCATATCGCCGATCTGTTCGTCCGCTTCCCCGAGCTTCGCAAATTGTTCGTCGATGGCGCACCCGAGATGGACATGGACCTGCTGATCGCCGGGGCGCCGGATGCAGTGGCCGCGATCATCGCCACCGCTGCCGGCCAGCCCGAGGCCGAGCACACCATCGCCGACGCTTTGCCTATCGACGAAATCATGGATTGCCTGCTGGCGGTGCGCGACCTCACCATGCCGAACGGCCCTGCCCCTTTACTCGACCGGCTGACACGACTGCTCGGCGGCACCGTCGACGTCGGCCAATTTGGCAGGGATCAGGATACGAATATGCCGCCGTTGCCGAGCAGTTGATCGCGCTCGGGCACAATCCCCGCGAGGTTATGGACTACACGCCCCGGCAAGCGAATGCCTTTGTGCTGATCGCGTCGCACCGCAGGCGGCGTGAGCTTGCCGAGCAACTGAACTTGAATGCGCTGGCGGCGCAAGGCGATGGCAAGGCAATCCGCGAAACCATGAAGCAGCTATCTGACGATGCCTGACAATCTAACCGTCACGATCGGCGCCGATACCAGCCAGCTCCGCGGGCAGATCAAGCTCGCGACCGCGGAATTGCAGAACCTCGGCCGCCAGGTTAACGCCGCAGTCAGAGCGGGCGATACCGCGACCGCGAAGGAGTTGTCTCAAACATTCGGGGTGATGCAAGCCAACCTGGCCGGGCTGAATAAAGAGCTAAACGCCACTGCCGGGGCGATGAATAACGTCAGCCGGAGTTCGTCTGTGACGACCCGGAGCTTTAAGTCGTTCCAGGGCGCTGCAATGGCGCTCGGGAAGACCATGGGCGGATTGCAGACCGGATTTCTCGCCTTTGGCGCGGTGCTCGGGGCGCAGTACCTCGGGAAGCTGATCGGCGATACCGTCGACGCGCTCAACAAGCTGCAACAAACCGCCAGCAACACGAACCTAAAGCCCGAGCAGGTTAGGGCATTTCAAGATTCGATGCTCAAAGCCGGGATCAGCGTCGACCAGTCAGGGCAAGCCTTACTAGGCTTCAGCAAGCTGGCAACCGAAGCCCGGATGAAAGCCGGCCTTCTCGGCGACAATTTCGGGGTTGTCGTCAAGAAAGGCGCTGAAGGTGCCGAGAGCGGCATCATCAGGATGACCGGCGCGACGAGCCAGTTCATACGGGTACTGCGCGGCGGCACATCCAATGCCATCACCGATATTTCCGAGCCCTTCAAGGTGCTCGGGATCAATGTGGAGAGGTTCGGCGGCCGACCGCTTGAGTTGCTGAAAGAAACCGCGAAGGCGCTGCAAGACTTCAAAAAGGCGGTGCCGGAAGCTGCGCCGGGGTTGGGCCAATCGCTGTTCGGTGCCGATTGGGACAAGATCAGCCAGCAGATCGCGGGCGTTCTCGATCCGACACCGCTCAACGCCTACAACAAGGCTTGGGGCGATCTTGAGATAGCAATAAAAAAAGCACTTGAGCCGGCGGTGATCACACTGTTCCCGGCGCTTATAGCCCTCCTACAAGATGCCACTAGCTTTGTAAAAACCAGCGTGGATGAGTGGAATCGGCTCGTCGACGCAATATCCGCGGCGACCTCTGCGGTCGGCAGTTTTATGACTAGAAGTGCTAGGGCCATTTCCTCTGCTTTGCCCGGCACTGGTGATGCACAAACTGCCGCACCCTTCGCCGCCGGAGGCTACATTCGCGGTCCCGGCAGCGGCACCAGCGACAGCATCCTGGCGCGGCTATCGAACGGCGAGTTCGTGATGCGAGCCGCCGCGGTCGACCGCTGGGGCCCGCAGTTCATGATGGCATTGAACAATCTACGCAACCCGTTCGGCTATGCCGGCGGCGGCCTGGTGCGCCCGCCACGCTTTGCGACCGGCGGCATGGTGACGGCGACGACAGCGGACGGCGTCACGGTTAATCTCAACTTCCCCGGCGGCAGCTTTGCGCTGCGCGGCGACCGCGAGATCGTCGGCGGCCTAACCCGCGAGGCGCGGCGGGCCGGCATGCTCAGCGCCGGCCGCATGGCGGGGGCGCTGGCCTGATGGCGCTGAACACCGTTCTGGAGATATCCGGGCCGGGGATAGCCGACTACTCAGCCCGCGGCGCGACGCAGACGCTCGACCCGATCGATGCGGCGGGCGTCATGGCGCGGACGGTGAATGGCGCGTTGATCGATTTGAGCCCGGCGCAAATGCGGAAATACAAGAGCAGCATCCGGTGCAACGACACCGAGACGCCGGCCCTCGACGGGATCTGGCCGGGCATGCTTCTCACCGTCAATTGCATCGCGGAGCTTGGTTATAAGACGGCCGGCGGTACACCGGGGCGCCCGGTAGTGGCGGGATCGTCGCGCGTCTCGTCGAATTGGACCTATTTCCGGCCGCAGCTCTCGATGCGGGTCGTCAATTACAGCGTCAGCCGCGACGAGTACGGCGCGATGTCGGACTGGTCGCTCGATCTGGAGGAAGCGTGATGCTGTTCACTCCTCGTGACCCTATTAATCATTCTCATCGTGCTGGCGCTTTGCTGGTGGGTTCTGTCGATGATCCCGCTGCCGCCGCCGATCGCGCAGATCGCGCAGGTGATCTTCGTGGTTATCGCCGCCATCGTGCTGATCGTTTTCCTGCTCCAGCTTGTCGGCGGCGGGGCGTGGGCGTTGCTGCGGTGAGCCACTGATGCCGGGGCCGTATTATTTCGCCTACTGCAACAACGGCGACGCATTCAATCCGGCCGTCCACAACCGTGAAGACGAGGCCATCACCAGCCTGTCGGTGACGCAATCCGAGGGCGACTTTGCCGGGCTGACGATCGAGGTGATCAATCCCGGCGAGGGGCTGCTGGCAACCGGCCGGCAAGCGTGGTGCTGGCTATCATGGGATAACGGGACGGCAATCGTGCCGCTGTTTCACGGCAGGATCGCGGCGGTTCCCGAGAGCATCGACGGCGAGGCGGTGCGGCTCCTGTTCGCCGCCCGGCCGCTCGGTTTCGATGCGACGAAAGCCGCCTACGCCGAGACGCTCAAGATTTTGCCATATTACGACCCGGTATGGATTGCCGGCGGGCTGACCGATCCCGACAGCGTGCTGACCGGCTACGGCACGCGCTGGCACATCGACCGCTGCACCCACGTCCTGACGCACAGTGACGAGCTGACCGGCGAGGACGGCACGCTCACCATCGGCGAGGCCGACCACCACTACGCCGACTTCTCGGCGAGCTATTCCGAGCCGCCGCTGGCGCGCGTCGACATCGAGGGCACGCTCGCCTGGACGCAGGGCGGCACCGGCACTATCGACCTGACGTGGCGGATACAGCACGCCTTTGACTTCGAGAAAAGCATCTACACCTGGCCGCGCTCGGGGGTGATCAGTTCCCTGACCGGCGACGGGCTCATGTCGGATTGGCCGAAAGCCGGCGCCGAAATCAGTGGCGGGTGGAGCGTATCGGCGAACACCTATGTCGAGGAAGCGCCCAAGACGTTCAAGAAATACAATTACCACGTCGAATACCGGGCACTGTCGCCGCCGCCCGAGGGCAGCGTTGACGAGTTCGGCGTGCCGGCAACCGA